TCATCGATGTCGCTCTTGAGCTCTTTCACTTCGTCCTCGAAATATTCCACGTCGCACTCCATCGAAATGTAGTCCTTCAGGGCCGATTTCACGCCCTCTGTTTTCGCGAGTCCGAGCAGTCGCTTCGCATCGGCCAGTTCAGCCTGTGCAATCTTGAGGTCGTCCTTCGCCGTCGCGAGGTCGGAGCGATGTGTCTTGAGCGCTTTCAGTTCATTGCGGAGCTGTTGGTCAAGAACGCGGCGCGCTTTGTCGATTTGCATGATGGTCTCTCCAATTGACGACGTGTTGGTCGGTGCCACTCGCGTGGCGGTTAACGCTGTGACGCGGTGTGACGATACGCTGACTGAGTGACGCGGTCGATGAACGCCGAGTCGTCGCGCTCGACGCTCTTCATAATGTCGTTCGCGGCGTCGAGCAGCTGTTGCACGATGGCCGGTCCGAGTCGATACCCTGAACCCGTGAACCCCTTGAGCGCCGAGCGTCGGAGCTTCGACGCAAGTTCGAGTCGTGCATGACGTGTCGTTTTCATGTGTTGGGCCTTTGAACCCACGCACTCGGAATGAGTGCGGGTGTTTACGACGCGCTGTTCTCAGCAGCACGTCGTCATCACAATCGAGCTCTTCCCTGACTTCGGCCCGGTGCCACTCGCGTCGTTCACGACGGTGTGTCATGCGCGGGTCGATTTCGGTGTTGAGCGTGATGTCGCATCGGTCAACGCCGCTTGCGCGGCGTGCTGTCCTCACCGGTCGGGTCCGGTCTGATTGGGCAGCTCCAGTGTCATCGAGCCCCTTGCGGGCTCATCGTTTGTCGATTGCGACTTGTGCACTGCGCGGATGGCGGCTGAGCGCTCTTGCGACGGGCATTGCAATCGACGTGCGATGTGATGCGATGTTTGCTGGAAACTTTTGCTGTGGGCATGCGATGCATTTTCCGGTGCGCGGGCGAAGTCCGGTGCCACTCGACGCGATGAGTGGGCGGAGCATGGCCGCGGTCAACGTCATCACGCGAACGCGATGTGATGACGTCCCGTCAAACAATGCATCAATGAATTGTCAAACGCTGCTGAGCAGCTCCGCATTCGAGTGACGTTTCAATCCCGTGGGCGGCACGACGTCTTACGCACTGGCCCTCTGGCAATCGGCTCTGGGGCACGGGCGACGCGATGCACGTCACTCCAACGGTAAAGCAATGATACAAGGGTTCGAGCGTTGTCAAGGTGTGGGCGCCCACTTATTTTGGCGTTTAGTTTCATGGCCTTAGAGACTATTTTGGTGTGTCAAAACAGCACAGTTTGCATCACAAACCGCGTTTAACCCTTGTAAATACAGGGTTTTTCTCATATTTGGGAAAACATTAACGTTTTCTCACTATTGAGCTTTTATGCGTATTTCATTGATGATTCGAGGCTTTCGACGTGGGGCACTGGTATGACCAGTTGAGCCTCGATATACGAAGGGTTTCGTAGAGCTTCGACCCTCCGGAGCACCCCAACTGGCCCCGGAGGATCGCTTTTCTGGCGTCACCAAATGCTCTAGGCGCGCACCGGGAGCTTCGAACGTTCAACCGATGAGGGTGCGACAGAGCTGCCGAGCGATGCCCAGCGCGCTCTGATACTCGAGTTCAAGGGACTTGCCCTCCATGCAGCACTGCTTCAAGTAGACGACTAAGTCCAGCGCCTCCTGATACGCATCCATGACGGCGTTGCGGCCGTTGTTCGCTTGCAGATAGGTCCCGTATTTCCTGAACCCGAACTCCGCTCTGTCCCCGAGGTCGTAGGACATCGAACGCAGCACCGGATCGCTCAGAACCGCCAGGTCGAGCAACACCTGCTCTTGCACAAACGGCGATTCGCTCTTGAGCGGCGCCGGTTCTTTCTTGTCAACCCTCGAAGCCATCTGCACTCTCCGCAATGTGAGCATACACCAACAAATAACCGTGCGCGTCGACCATGTTGTCGCGCTTCGGCTTCATGGCCTGGCGTTGGAGCTTCAACCCGACCATCAGCAATGCCGCTTCCTCGGGCGTGATGTCACGCTTCAGAATCGGCGAGAGGATCCCGCTCCAGACCTTGGCGATACCGGAGTAGTTGTCGCGAGGTGTGCCGTAATCCGCTTGACGCTCGCCGTTGACGAGCGCATTAGCTTCGGCCATCTCGTTTTCGCCTGGCTTCATGCTTTCGTTTTCTCCAGCAGAATCGGCCACGTGCATGTGCGCCCACGATTCTTGTCTACGAGGAAGAGGGTTTGCTGCGGCCGTTCGTAATCGGCTTTGATGCTCAGCGCGAACGCATTGTAGCCGATGAGCGAACCGTTGCAGATGAACTTGCCGCCGTCTTTCATCTGGTGGAAATGCCCGAAGATGTCGAGGTCAGCGCGGCGAGCTTTGTCCCACTGTGAGATCGCCTTGAACGCCGGAATGAAGATGCCGCCGATGCCGCCGCCGTAGTTGATCGCGTGCCCGTGGTGGAAGCGGAGCGTCTGGTCGTAGACGTTCACGTAGCTGTGATAGCCGTCGGCGATGGTGAAGTTGACGCGCTTCTCGCCCTTGAACTCTTTCCGGAGTCCGAGATACATGAGGTATTCGAGTGAATGCCCGTTCTCCGCGCCGAATCGCGTGCGCTTCGTTGTCCTCGCATGGTTCCCTGAGTGCGCCACGATCTCGAGGTTGAAGTCGGTGCCGTCCAACAGGTGGTTGATCCCGCCGGCGATGAGATTCGAGGCGAACTCCACGGCGTGCATCGGCTGGAGCGCGTTGGCTTCTGCCGATTCGGCGTCGTGCAATTCGTTGCTGATGAAGTCGCCGAGCAGAGCCAGGACGATGGTCTTGACCTTGATGTCCTGTTGCAGGAGCTTCGTCAGCCGCAGTCCGCTGCCAAAGAAGTTCGATGCGCGTTTCTCCGCGATGTCCGGGTCGAAGCGATTCAAGAAGCTGACCTTGCTGGGTTCGACGCGCTCTTCCACGTGCCAGTCCGATGCGACGAGAACCACGGTCCCTTCAGCTGTGCCCGATGCTTGAACGGGCTTGATGTCCACCGGGCAGATCGTATTCCGTCCGATGTCGGTGACGACGCCGAGCTCACGCTCGAGCGATTTGATGCGGTCCAACGACGCGCCGTATTTGAGCTTGAACATGCTGAGCTGATCGCTCAACATTTTCACATCGCGGTCGGCCTTGACGCGAGCTGACGGCACAGCGGCCGCACGCTCCTTCTTCCAGCAATCCTGACAGAGTCCGCTTGCGCTCTCACGATTGATGAGCGTTGGACACAGCCGACACTTTCGATTTTTGGGTGATGGCACGAAGTCTCCTTATGAGGTGTAGTCGTTGCCGGTGAGCAGCATCTGACCCAATCGATGTGCGCGAGTGAGCCCGACTTGCGACGCCCACTTGGAGCTGTAGAGTTCTTGAACGGCTCGCGACCAGTTGTTCGCTTCAATCGCGGCCTTGCACTTGACAAACGTCTGTGCTCGCGTCCCCATGTTGAAAACGAGGTCAACGATGACACGCTGACGAACCTCTGTCAACCCTGAATATGCTGGCCACAACTGCTCGATCGCGTGCTCCACGCGGTCGATATCAGCTCGCAGGACAGCGCGAGCCTCGTCCATCGTCAGCTCGATCTCATCGAACTCGACATAGCGACGGCCGAGCACGATGTTGATGACATCGACGCCACGAGACGTCAGATTGTAGCCGACGCCGATCGTCCAGTTCTCGAGCGTGTCAAGATACGGTCGGGCCCGGAAGCCCTCGTGGAGGATGAGCTGGTCCTCCATGCGCTGCACGTTCACCATTTATGCTTCCTTCTGGATCGCTTGATGCACCTTGAGGACCCGCGTCTTCGCCAGATCGGTCAACATGCATGAGTGCAGCCGGATGCCGTATTGCGAAAGCTGCTTGTTCATCGAGTTCTTCAACTTCGTGTCGAGTGTGCCCTTGCGCTGCTCTTCCTTTAGCTCTTCCCATCCCATGCGGCAGCACACCTCGTGAATGCCGCCGAGTGCGATATCCGACGCGAGCTGCACCGCCGAATGACAAGACGTCAAGAGCTTCACGATGTCGGGCACATCGTAAATGAGCACGCCGGCTACGGTGAACGTTACGCCGTCCTTGCTCTCGAGCGTCTGCGTCACCAGGTTGTCGCTCTGGCGCACCGTCGGATACGTGTCGATGGTGGTGGTGATGGGCCAGTAGAAGTGAATGCCCGGACCCATCTCGACGACTTTCTTGCCGCGAACGAACTTGACGCCGCCTTCCCGGGGATCGAGGATGACCCACTTCGGGAAGAACGACGAGACGAGCTCGTAGAGTCGATTGAGCCACTCGAACATTTACTTCTTGCCCCAGCTGCCTTTGATCCACGCGCCGATCTTCCAACCCGTGCTCGCCGAGTCGGACGCTTCCTCGATGGCGTCGAAGTTCTTGCCGAGCGCTTCGTCCGCTTTGATGTCCATACCGATCGAGCCGTTGTCGTCCACGATGCCGCCGCTGACGGTGTTACGGTCGACCTTCGGTGCATCGGCCTTCGCTTCCGTGAGTGCCTTGTCGACCGCCGTGCTCGACAAATCGAGCACAGGCTTCGTGACGGAGATGGCCGGCGGCGTAAAGAGCGAGTCGAACAGTCCCATTGTCATCTCTCCTTGTATGCGAGTCCACCGAATAGGCGAACGAGCTTGTGCGCTGTTGCGCGTTTGAACCACGATGCGCCGAGCACGCGCATGCCGTCCTCGAGTGCCTGGTCGGCGTGGTCGCGTGTGATACGCACGCTC